GAGAACTATTTCTCAATTTAAATCTAAACTGATTGGAGGCGGTACTCGCCCCAATCTGTTTGAGGTGCAAGTTAACTTCCCAGATGGAGTAAACCTTGGTATTCAAGGTGATGGTGGTGGAGAATTTGATGGAGATAGATTCAGATTTTTATGTAAAGCAGCTCAATTACCAGCTTCTAATGTAGGAGTATTGGAAGTTCCTTTTAGAGGAAGAGTTATGAAAGTTTCTGGAGACAGAACTATTGATACTTGGACTGTTACAGTTATCAATGATCAAGATTTTGGTCATTATAGAGCGTTCCAAGCATGGGCTCAGAACATTGCTCAGTATGGTGACTCATCAGGTTTGACTGATCCATCATCATATATGGGACAAGCAACTGTCTACCAACTTGGTAGGAACGTTGCTAGTCAACAAGGTTCTAATAGTCCTGCTACTGATAGTAATATTCTTGCACAGTATAAGTTTGTGGATATTTTCCCAACTACAATTTCTGCTATTGATCTTTCTTATGATACAACTGATACCATAGAGGAATTCACAGTTGACTTCCAAGTACAATACTGGTATCCTGAAGCAGCAGGTGCTGGAGCCTGATAAATAAACATATAAGGTTTAACTTTTAATAATGGCAAGGTTATTTGGATTTTCTATAGAAGATACGGAAAAGATACCACCTGGTGTGGTATCTCCCGTACCTGAAAATAATGCAGATGGTTCAGACCACTATTTGACTAGTGGTTTTTTTGGATCGTATGTAGATATTGAAGGGATTTATAGAACAGAGTTTGATTTAATAAAAAGATATAGGGAGATGGCACTCCATCCAGAGTGTGATAGTGCAATTGAAGATATTATACAGGAA